CAACGAAGGATTACGATCTAAACGCATCCCAAGACCCCCTAGACATTCGGGGGTCACCCAATCGACGCCAGGCGGCACGCGCCTGAGCAGCTCATCGTGGCTCGTAAGAAAGAGACGATTTATCTCATCGGGCGAACAAACGCCGGAGGATTGATCATGTAACTCTCTATGTCGAGCGCCAAGGGAGGCCGTAGTGAAAGGGAGAAGATCAAGAGCACCCAAGCGGGTGCTTGCTTCATTTCCCTCAATACCGCCCTTCGGTTTAAGACCGAACAGTAGTGCCCCATTCAAAAAGGGCACAACTTCCCAGTTGTGGCAACTGCCCAGGGTAACCTGGTGAACTGTACTTGTAAACTGTGTGTCTGTCTGTGTGTGTATGTACTTATACCTTTCCCTATCCATCCCGACCCCCGGAACCAAAAGATTCGCGGGCTTCCTTATTATTTGTTTAAGGGCGGGGGAAAATGGATTGGGTGGAGGTATGATAGTATTATTGTTATTTTTGTATATCGCCTTGAAACTCGACCAGGATAGGTCCTCGTGTGCATCAATGCATGACGGGGTACTGACTGGAATCTCGATTACCGAGGGCGGATTTATTGTTATTTGTGGTTTTTGTTGTTTTTTGTTTTGTTTGTTTGTTTTTGTTATTTTTCCCGTATGATTATCCTCCCCGGCGGGAGTGACACAGATTTGACGTGAGTTATACATGTGCATAAGGGAATTCAAGATGATGAATTCACGCGATGTGTAGTTCTTACCAATACTCTTAACAAGGCCAGCTTTCTGCGTAGCATATGACCAGAGAGGATAATCGGATTCCCGTAAGGGAAAGCCGATGTCATCTCCGTTCACAAGCAGCCGGGCGCTAGCCATGCTAATTGTACGACCCTCCGAAACTTCCATCACGCGCCTAGTTATGGCGGCATTGATGAGGCACAGGATTGGAAAGGATAGTGGAGAGCCCATAAGTTGGCCCCACTTCTGCTCGCCGAGATAGCGAGTCTCTTTCCCCTCTTTACGATAGACCTTATGGTTAATTAGGCAATCGCGAAAGAGGTTTTCCCATTCGGGGGATAGTGAACAACGACGGGAGATTTCTTCAACCGCCGCACCGCAGAGTTTTGGGTGGAGTAAGTCAGTAGCTTTCTTATAATCTCCTGACACCCAGAACTCACCTTTACCAAGTGAGCCCAATCGACCTAAATGACCCGGCGTAAGCGGAGAACCGATAAGAGCGAATGCAGAATTCTTCTTCATTTCGCCCCAAAGGAACCTTTGCAAATACCGAGCCCAATAGTACCGGAAAGACGGTCCTTTGGAGATCACTCGACCCTTAAAGGGTTCCTTGAGACCAACCAATTGACATTCCATTCCAGTATGGCCAGGCTTCGGACGTAGGATCAAGCGATCCAAGATTCGTTCGTCGTCTGACCAGTCAGCTCTATACCGACTACAACCACGGAAGAGCCGAGAAATCGGCCCAACCGCACCTCCACCCCCCCGACCCTGCTCAAAGTGACCCCTTTCCGAGGGTCCCAGGAAGTCTTGGAACCGC